ACCGTAATTATCGGTAAGCAAACAAAAGAAAAAGAAGGGGCTGCTGAACGTGTAAAAGATGATATGAACTATCAGCTCACGGACATGATGCCTGAGTATAGACCTGAGCATGAAAGAATGTTATGGGGTCTAGGTTTATCAGGTAATGCATTTAAGAAAGTTTATTATGATCCAGCGTTAGAGCGTCAAGTGGCGATGTATGTTCCAGCTGAAGATATTGTAGTACCTTACGGGGCTTCTAACTTAGAAACAGCTGAGCGTGTTACACATGTTATGCGCAAGACTAAGAATGAATTACATAGATTACAAGTGGCAGGTTTTTATCGCGATGTAGATTTGGGTGAACCGTTTTTAGACATTGATGAAGCAGAGAAAAAGATTGCGGAAAAATTAGGTTTCAATCCTACAGAAGATGATCGTTATAAAATTCTTGAATTACATGTTAACTTAGATTTAGAAAATGGTGATAGTGAAGATGGTATTGCATTACCTTATGTAGTAACTATTGAAAAAGGTACAGGCACTATCTTAGCCATTCGTCGTAATTGGAATCCAGATGATAAGTTAAAATCTAAACGTCAACACTTTGTACACTATGGTTATATTCCAGGTTTTGGTTTCTATTGCTTCGGTTTAATTCATTTAATCGGCGCCTTTGCTAAATCTGGCACGATGATACTTCGTCAGTTAGTTGATGCAGGTACACTAGCTAATTTACCAGGTGGTCTTAAGTCTCGTGGTCTACGCATTAAAGGCGATGATACTCCGATTGCACCAGGTGAATGGCGTGACGTAGATGTACCAAGTGGTGCAGTGCGTGACAACATTTTACCGCTTCCTTATAAAGAGCCTTCACAAGTTCTTAACCAATTGATGAATCAGATCATCGAAGAAGGACGACGTTTTGCTTCAGCAGCAGATATGAAAGTGTCTGACATGAGTGCTAACTCTCCCGTGGGCACAACCCTTGCTATATTAGAAAGAACTCTCAAAGTAATGTCAGCTGTACAAGCTCGTATTTACTATGCAATGAAACAAGAGTTTAAATTACTTAAAGGCATTATTCGTGATTACACGCCAGAAGAATATTCTTATGATCCTGAAGTAGGTGATCGTCGTGCTAAGCAAGCTGACTATGATAACGTAGATGTTATTCCAGTAAGTGATCCTAATGCTGCAACGATGTCACAGAAAGTTGTTCAGTATCAAGCAGTTATGCAGATGGCACAAGCTAATCCACAAATTTATGACCAAGTAGAACTTAATAAACAAATGTTAGAAGTACTTGGTGTTAAGAATATTAGCAAGCTTATTCCATCGTCTGACGATCAAACACCAAAAGATCCTGTGTCTGAAAATATGAATATTATTAATGGTAAACCTGTTAAAGCATTTATTTATCAAGACCATCAAGCACATATTCAAGTACATATGACAGCTATGCAAGATCCTAAGATTCTACAAATGGTAGGACAGAATCCACAAGCCGGTGCAATTCAAGCTGCAGCTATGGCACACATTAATGAGCACGTAGCGTTTGAATATAGAAAACAACTTGAAGAACAATTAGGTGTACCACTACCTAAACCTGATGAAACATTGCCAGAAGATATAGAGTTTGAATTATCTAAAGTTATGGCTGAAGCGGCTAAGAAACTTGCTGCTAAGTCTGCTTTTGAAGCTCAACAAGAACAAGCTCAACAACAGCAACAAGATCCAATTATTCAAATGCAGCAACAAGAGTTACAACTTAAAGCACAGGATCTACAAATTAAACAGCAAAAAACTCAAGCAGATATTCAAGCAGAACAAGCTAGACTTGAACTTGATAAGATGCGTATTGAATCTCAAGAACGTATTGCTGGTGCTCAGTTGGGTGCGCAAGCAGTTAAATCAGATAAAGACATTGAAGCTAAACAATTTGTTGAGGGAACTAAATTAGGTATTCAAGCAGTTAAAGATAATAACGAGCAAGACATACGTAAAGAACAAGCTCAACTACAATACCGTGCCCAGATGGAACAAATACAAGCCCAAAAAAGGAATCAACAACCACAGGAGTAATAAATCATGGACCAAACGCTAGAGCTATTATTGTCTCGAATAGATGATCAGCGCAAAACAGTTTTAAATAATTTAGGAGACGGAGCAGCAAAAGATTTTGCTTCGTACCAAAATATGACCGGATATATTCGAGGTTTATCCGTAGCAGAAAGTTTAATTAAAGACCTCGCACAAAGAATGGAGACGTTTGAAGATGAGTGAGCAAATCCTTACGATGAATAAGAATTTGGTAGATGCAAGTGGTCGACCAATTAATATTCCAACGCTAGACGCAGTAGATGCAGAAGATATACCAATTGAAGAACGTGGATTACAATTACCTGAGCCTAAAGGATACAAGATACTTTGTGCAATTCCTGATGCGGCAGAAACATATAAAGGCGGTATTGTAAAAGCAGATTCAACTAGAACTATAGAAGAACATTCGACCGTAGTTTTGTTTGTAGTAAGAGTAGGTGACCTAGCTTATAAAGATGAAGTTAGATTTCCTACGGGTCCATGGTGTAAAGAGGGTGATTTTGTTTTGACACGTGCATACGCAGGTACAAGATTTAAAATCCACGGAAGAGAATTCCGCATTATTAACGACGATACAGTTGAGGGGGTTGTTGCAGATCCTCGCGGCTACACTCGCGCATAAGGAGTAATATATGGCTGACGTAAAAGATGGAGATATTGTTTTTGAATATCCAGATGATGACGAAATACCAGGTAGTAAAGTATCTGATGAAAAAGAAATTGATCTAGAACCAAAACCAATAGAGCCAAATGAGACAACAAAAGCTGCTATTAAAGAAGCAAGGCAAGACGACTTTGATTTAGAAATTGAAGATGATATCCCAGCTGCGGATAGAGGCAAAGAACCTTTACCCAAAGAAAAAGTCGAAGAACTAGAAAATGACACATTAGAAGATTATTCTGAACGTGTTAAACAACGTATGGCGCAGCTTAAAAAAGTTTGGCATGACGAAAGACGTGCTAAAGAATCCGCTGATCGTGAAAGACAAGAAGCAATTAAATTTGCCCAGCAAATTGCGGAAGAAAATAAAAAGTTAAAAACTACTTTAAGCTCTGGCGAATCGACTTATATTGAAACACTTAAAAATTCGCTAGAACAGCAATTAGATTTAGCTAAACGAGATTATCGTGAGGCGTATAATGCGGGTGAAACTGACCAAATTATTAACGCTCAGCAACGCATGAATGATGCTCAAATGCGTTTATCTCAAGCTCAACAGTATGAGCCTAGATTTAAAAATGCTTTACAGGAACCTGAAAATCCTGTATATATACAACAAAATCAAAATCAATCTTTTAAACCAGACAATAAAGCAGTCGCTTGGCAAGATAATAACGACTGGTTTGGTAAAGATGAAGAAATGACAAGCCTAGCATTAGGCGTACATGAAAAATTAGTTAGAAGCGGGATCAGTCCTACCTCTGACGAATATTACCGTCGTATAGATAGTACGATGCAGAAACGATTCCCAGAATACTTTGGGGATGCAACGCTAGACGAGGACCAACCCGCCCAGCGCACGAAACCTTCGACTGTAGTTGCCCCGGCAACGCGTAGTACCGCGCCTAAAAAAGTACGATTGACGAAGACACAAGTAGCGTTAGCCAAAAAATTTGGTCTAACACCGGAGCAATATGCAAGAGAAACTTTAAAATTGGAGAACACAAATGGATAATACAAGATTAGATCGTGAACAAGATACAAGAAATGATTTTCAACGTGCAGATAGCTGGAAACCTGCCTCCCTATTACCTGAATTTAAAAAGGTACCAGGTTGGGCATACCGTTGGATTCGTACAAGTGTCATGAACGAAGCTGATAATCTAAATGTCTCTTCAAAAATGCGTGAAGGATGGGAACCCGTTAAATTAGCGGACCACCCTGAAATGAAGTTAATGGTCGACCAAAACAGCCGTTTTAAAGATGGTATTGAAATTGGTGGCTTATTACTTTGCAAGATCCCCGAAGAGTTTGTTGCACAACGTAAGGCTCATTATGCTTCACAAGCAAAACAACAAGCCGATGCAGTTGACAACAACTTTTTAAAACAAAGTGATGCACGTATGCCTCTTTTCTCAGAGAAGAAATCTACGACATCCTTTGGTAAAGGTAATTAATATAAATATTTAAAGGAGA